ATTACTTGCACAAAAATTAAAAATAAAAAAATTAGAATTTTCTGTTCAAGAACAAGCTCAGAAAAAATTTTTACCATTCGTAAGAAATGTTTGGCCAGAGTTTAAAGAAGGTTCACATCATAAAATTATTGCAAAAAAATTTGAAGATATTGCATCTGGAAAATTAAAAAGATTAATCATTAACATGCCACCTAGACACACTAAGTCTGAGTTTGCGTCCTTTCTCTTTCCTGCGTGGTTCGTGGGCCAAAGACCTAAAGCAAAGATAATGCAAACCACTCACACAGGAGAACTTGCTATTCGCTTTGGACGTAAAGTCAGGAACCTTATGGAAACGCAAGAATATAAAAAAATTTTTAAAACTGAATTACAACCCGATAGTATGGCAGCTGGTCGTTGGGAAACATCTCAAGGAGGAGAATACTTCGCTGCTGGTACAGGAGGTGCGGTTACTGGTCGTGGTGCTGATTTATTAATTATTGACGATCCACATTCCGAGCAAGACGCACTGAGCGACACGGCTCTCGATTCAGCATATGAGTGGTATACCTCGGGTCCTCGTCAGCGTTTACAGCCAGGAGGAGCGATTGTGATCGTTATGACCCGTTGGTCCGTGAAAGACTTAACAGGAAAGCTGATGAAGAAGCAAGGAGAACTGAAAGCAGATCAATGGGAGGTAGTAGAGTTTCCTGCTATCATGCCTAGTAACAAACCCGTTTGGCCAGGATTCTGGAAGCTGGAAGAGTTAGAATCTGTCAAAGCTTCACTGTCCGCTACCAAATGGAATGCACAATGGCAACAGGCTCCCGTATCACAAGAAGGTAGTATTATTAAACGAGAGTGGTGGCAAATGTGGGAAGAGAAAGATATACCTGATCTACACCATATTATTCAAAGTTATGATACAGCGTTCAGTAAACGAGAGACGGCTGACTATTCTGCGATTACCACGTGGGGCGTGTTTTATCCCAAAGCCAACAATGTCGCTCATTTGATACTGATGGATGCCAAACGAGGTCGGTGGGACTTTCCTGAATTAAAAAAGATAGCCTTCAAAGAATATAAATACTGGGAACCCGAAACAGTGATCGTGGAAGCGAAAGCATCGGGCCTACCCCTAACACACGAGTTACGTCAGATGGGAGTCCCTGTTGTCAATTATACTCCTAGTAGAGGACAAGATAAACACGTCCGTGTTAATTCGGTTGCACCGTTGTTTGAAAGTGGTATGATATGGACACCCGACACAAGATGGTCGGAGGATGTAATCGAGGAATGTGCAGCATTCCCCTATGGAGATCATGATGACTTGGTGGATAGCATGACACAGGCCGTAATGCGTTTTAGACAAGGTAATTTTTTACGCTTGAATGATGACTATGTGGATGATCCCGTACCTAGGCTTCAACGAGAATATTACTAATGGCAAGACCAGATAAAAATAGTTCAATAAAACCTTTTCTTGATAAGTTCAGAGATAATATTGATCAACTACCTGCTTTCCTTAATGAAACTTTAACCGAAGTAACTGAATTACCTTTCGAGGCTTTTTCAAGTATAGTAGGTGCACCTGTAACAAGAATCCTGACCCCCGGAACAACAGAGGAAAAACGTGAAGCGAGAAAAGAAGAACTCGCTCAAGAAGATCAAATACGTGAAGAAATGTTGAAGGGTATTAATATTAACGAAGAGGGAGGTCCTACTAGAGTAGAAGAAATTCAAGCTCTCAATTCTGGCTCACCGTTAAAAGATTTAAATCAATTAAGAGGTATAGTTAAATTAGAAGAAGATTTAATAGAGATGGGATACCCTGATGTTACTGTCAAGGGTGAGTTTGATAAATTTAGAGAAACTTTTTTTGGACCAGAGTTCGATGTTCACAAAGCAGTTGCAGATGGATCTTTAAGATTATCAGAGGCAAACGGTGAACAACTATCAAACTACGCTTTTGGAATTTTCACTTCAGCCGATGTGTTAGGTTTGACAACACCGGTTAAAGCTTTACTTAAAAAAGCAATTAATGAAAAAAATATTTCAGCAATGAAAAATATTTTATCAAAATTTTTTCCAGACAAAGAAGCAAAAAATGCGTCTGATACAATTATTAAAGCTAGATTAGGTAGAAATAAACAAGGTAGATCTCCAGAAGTGTATTTTGGTCTTGATGGAGGTAAAGGTTATCTTAAAGAAGATAAGAAGAATGAGTTATTTAAACTAGCAGAAATAATTAACAATACTCCTATAGAAAACCTTAATACCACTTTAACGGGTCTCGCTAGAGATAATAAGCTTAATACTTTACTGACCAATGATAATACAATAGATCCTTTGGTCACTAAATCTTTTCAAGAGGATCGTTATGGTCCTTTTTTAGGACTAGATAAAAATAAAATTACACAACTTAGTGATAATGCAAAAACTCAGCGATACAAACTCGAACCTGAAAAAGTACAAGAGGTAAAAAAAGCCCTGAATAAATTTATAGAAAAGGGAAAAACTTTTACATTTCAAAAAGATTTAGGCGAAGCATTGAAATATAAACAAGCTGCCTTTGAATCTTTTTTAGCAAGAAATCCCGATCTTAAAGAATTAACCAAAAAAATAGTAAGTTTTGATCCAACAACTGGAACAGGCAATGCAGCTAAAACTTTATTTAAAAAAGAAGCCGCGGAAATTTTTACAAAGAAAAAAGATCTAACTAAATTGTTTTTAGAAACAGATCAAGAAACAAATTATTTTAAGCAAATGAATGCCTCGAGAGAAGCAGCAGGAATTAACGAACCTGTCAAACCTTTTGCTCTTTTTCAAGACTATATGTATGACAAATTTAGAAGCATAAAAGAAACTACAGGTAATGAAAAATTAAGCACTATTGAATTTATAAATAAATACATGGGAGATGCAGATATAGATAATTTTCAAAAGTATGTAAAACTAGAATTAGATAGAAACAAAGCGAATTCTTTGGGAAGAATAAGATTTAATCAACTTTATGAAAATCCTCAATATAAACCTTATCTAGAAGTACTAAATAAAAAAACTGGAAAACTTGTTCCAAACTACAATCTTTTAAAATTTGACAAAGCACATGATATACCTCTTTTTGTAACAAGAAGAGAAGGTGCAGGTAGATTAGCAAAAACGGGAAGGTTTACAGGAGCAGGAGCAGAAGTTGAATTGATATCACCTTCTCTACAGATCTACAATAAATTACAATATAGATTAGACCCTTATCTCAATAATTTTGTAGATATAATTAAAAATAAAACTCAAAAAACAAAATTTGAAAAAATGCCCGTTAAGATACATAAAGGAGTAAGGACTGCTGACAAACCCATTAATGAAAACTTGATAGAAGTTTTATCAGAATATGGGTACAATCCTGATATCACTAAATTTAACAATCAATATGATTTTGTAGCGGATGCAACAAAATTTATTGATACTATGTTTAAAGATAGAAATATTAAAACAATTGTTCCTTATAGAGAAGGTAAAGGGGGTGCAAAAAGTAATTTTACATTTGGTGTTGCAGACACTACTAAAGTAGGTGTCATAGAAAAAGCAGAAAGAGCGGCAGAACGATTGGAAGATACTATAAAATACGCTATTGAAAATAATATATCTCCTGAAGATTATTTAAACAAAAGCAAACTACCAAAATCATTTAAGCAAGGAGGAGAAGTGGAAACAGAACAAGAAGAACAATCGTTTTTATCAAAAGCTGCTTCAGCAGTTAGTAACTTTATAATTCCTCAAGCAGAAGCACTACCCCTACCTAAAAACTTTTTATTAGGTGACACACCAAAGCTTGTAAAGAAAACAGAAACCGTAAAACAATTACCCGCACCTGAAGCACCAATCCTAGAGAAGCGATATAATATATTTGATGAAAATGGTCAGAAGGTTTATCAAAGCAAAAGCATTGACGATGCACAACAAAAAGCACTAAGACTTGGTGACCTTGAAGGTAAAGAATTTACTGTCAAAGAAGTAGAAGTACCTATCAAAGTAAAAAAATCTAAAACAACAAAACCAGGAACATCACTTGTTTCTACGATAGTTCCAGAGAATGCTATTGGTTCTGGTAATAACAAATTATTTTACTCAGATTTAAATTCTACAATAAACACAGACACAGGCAACTTAACAATTAAAGGAATTACAGTACCCAATAACACTGTCGAGATGTCAGCTAAAGACTGGCACGATTGGTTTAGATCTAAGGGCATCAAAGAAGGTGAACTGTATGACTCTTATGTTAGATCGTATCTAAATAAAAAAGGTGGTTTTAACAGAGAGACAGGACAGTTTACAAATGATGATAAAATAACTTTTGCAGAAATAAAAGAATTAGTAGATACATCTCCTTCTAATTATATTCAAACAGTATCCTATGGCGATGAAGCTGGTAACTTAAAGTATGGCAACTCTGGAAGACAGGATGATTATATCGGTGGTTCAAGAACAGAAAGAGTACTGTGGGTAGACTCTAAAGACATTAGAGGAGACATAGGTTCTCTACCTTCTGAGATAAGTAGATATGAAGGTCATAGGAGTATGCGTGAAGTTAGAACTAGCGATGATTTTATAGCACAAGAAAATAAATTAGATGGAGAACCATATGTCATAGGCTGGTCATTGGGTAGCAATCGAATTGGAAAATTAAATAACAGAGATATTGTTGTTAATGTAGCAGATGAGATACAATCTGATTTTTTACAAAAAGCCGCTTCTTTAAAATCAAACTTAAAGCAAGAGATTAGACAATTTTTAAATCGAAGTCAAAATCAACAAATAGGAAGAAACGAAGGATTAGAATTACTTTATAAAAAACTAGAAAATGTTTTTAGACCTATGCCTGCTACATATCAACAACTTAAAAAATCACTAGATCAATTATTTGCAAGTGATCAAATATTTGAAAAAATATCTAAAATGGATATGGATGATATAACCAAAGAAAGTTTTAAACAACTAGGAGAAGCTGCAAAAGTTAGAGATGAAGCTTTAGCTGTAATAAATTCTTCTATTGATAATATAGACGCTAGAGAATTATTTCCTAACATCCCTTTTAAAGATCAAAAAGATTGGGTAGACGCCATTATTAAAAATGACGTCTATAATGCGGCTAAGAAAAGATTTTATTTTGATGAAAACGGAGCCTTACAGGTAAACAAAGATGCACCTTCTCATTATGGTGTAGCACCTAATAAAGCTGTCAAAGCTTACAGAGGAGGACAAGGCGTAGAGTTACCTCCAGACAGTATTGATAGAAGCGGTAAAATGGTTGCTTATGATATGCAATATGGTGGTCCAAACTTAAATGACCATACTGGTACACACTTTACAGGTAATGTAGAAGAAAGCTTAAATAAAATAGCAAATGCAAAAAGTTCTAAAGTAGAGGTGGGAAAAGTGGAATTTGGTATGGCAGGAGAGGGCGTAGATACTTTTATGATTGAGTTGACACCTGACATGTTGTTCCCATATAAAGCGTATAAAAAAGATGGAGGTCTTGTGAAAAAAAGTATATTATACACACCGATAGTTTCTGTTAACGAGTTACTGTCGCCTATAGGAGCCAGTAGATGGTAGAAAAACGAATACAAAATACAGCAATAGATATATCTCCCAATGCTAATAATGCACTTGAAGTAGAGGGTGTAGGAGAAGAAATACAATTAACAGAGCCTGAGAACACCAGTAAAGGCTATGAAATTATTGAAGAAGAAGATGGTGGAGTCACTTTAGATTTTGATCCTAATCAAAAACAATCTGAAGGTGACTATTTTGCCAACATAGCAGAATTTATGGATGATGATTTATTAGATAAATTATCCTCCGATTTACAAAAAAACTTTGAAGATGATAAAAGCTCTAGATCCGATTGGGAAAAAACATACAAAGACGGATTAGATCTTCTTGGATTTAAATACGAAGAAAGATCAAAACCTTTTGCAGGAGCTGCAGGTGTAACACATCCACTGCTTGCAGAAGCAGTCACACAGTTTCAAGCACAAGCTTACAAAGAATTATTACCACCAGGTGGACCTGTTAGAACAGAAATAATGGGAGCACCTAGCCTTGAGGTAGAGCAACAAGCAGAACGAATTAAAGAATTTATGAACTATCAGATTACTTGTCAGATGCAAGAATTTGATCCTGAGCTAGATCAGTTGTTATTTCATTTACCTCTAGCAGGTTCAGCATTTAAAAAAGTTTACTATGACGGTACATTAGAAAGAGCGGTATCTAAATTTGTACCAGCAGAAGATTTGGTCGTTCCATATTTTATTACTGATTTAGAATCTTGTAGCAGAATCACACACGTTGTTAAAATGAAACACAATGATTTAAGAAAGAATCAGGTTTCTGGTTTTTATAGAGATGTAGAGCTTTCACCAAGCACGGCAAATCCTTCAGACATCAAAGAAAAACAAGATGAGTTATCTGGAGTAGAACAAATTTCTTTTGCAGAAGAAGAGCACAATGTTTTGGAAATGCATGTTGATTTAGATTTACCTGGTTTTGAGGATATGGGTGCTGACAATAAAAAAACAGGAATTATGTTGCCTTATATTGTAACTCTTGATGAGGACTCTGGTCAAATTTTATCTATATATCGAAACTGGAATCAAGGTGATGCACTACGTAAAAAGAAAGAATATTTTACACATTTTAAATTCTTACCTGGCCTAGGATTCTATGGCTTTGGTTTAATTCATATGTTAGGTGGTTTATCCAGAACCGCAACTGCAGCTCTACGTCAATTGGTAGATGCTGGAACTTTATCTAACTTACCTGCTGGTTTCAAAGCTAGAGGTTTAAGAATTAGAGATGATGATGAAGCAATCAATCCTGGTGAATGGAGAGATGTCGATGCACCTGGCGGTAATTTACGTGAGTCACTTATGCCATTACCTTACAAAGAACCTAGTGCAACGTTATTTCAATTATTAGGTTTTGTTGTAGATGCAGGAAGAAGATTTGCTGGTGTTGCAGATATGATGATGGGTGAAAACGCTGGCAGTCAGCAACAGCCTGTTGGAACAACTATGGCCATCTTAGAGCGTGGCATGAAAGTTATGTCAGCTATTCATAAAAGATTGCACTATGCACAAAAAACAGAATTTAAATTATTAGCAAAAGTTTTTGCTGATTATCTACCTGAAAATTATCCTTACATGGTATCAGGTGGAGAACAATCGGTTAAAAAATCAGACTTTGATGAAAGAGTAGATGTTATACCTGTTTCAGATCCAAACATCTTTTCTATGGCACAAAGAGTAACTCTTGCTCAATCGCAATTACAATTAGCTCAAGCTAATCCTGAGATGCACGATTTAAGAGAAGCTTATTCAAGAATGTATGCTGCTTTAGGTGTGCAAAATATTGAAAAGTTATTACCAGCTCCTCAAGAACCGCAGGCACAAGATCCTGCTATTGAGAATGCAGGAACTTTAAACGGTATGCCACCTATTCCTTTCCCTGAACAAGATCATTCTGCTCACATAAGAGCACACAGAGCCTTTATGTCATCAGAATTAGTCAAAAATAATCCTGCAACAATGACAATTTTACAAGCACATATTACGGAACACGTTAGTTTTATGGCTAGAATGATTGTAGAACAAGAAATAGCACCTGAAATGGAGCAAATTATGGCACAAACAGGAGGTCAAATGACTCCAGAGCAACAACAAGAGCTTTCACAACGTAC